TTCTCTTTTTATCCCAATGGAGTGGAACTACGAAGGATTTATTGATGAATACGGACATCCAGTTTTCAATAATCCAAATAATGATGTGCTCGGACCAGATGGTGAATTAATAGATTATGGAATAATAGAACACTGGGAAAACGAAGTAGAAGGATTAAAATCTGATCACGATGGATTAAATGAGTTTTATAGACAATTCCCAAGAACGACAGAGCACGCGTTTAGAGACGAGGCTAAAAATAGTATATTTAATTTAATTAAAATATACGAGCAGATAGATTACAACGAAGGAATAGGTACCGCAAATATAAGCAGCGGAAACTTTCAATGGGTTAACGGTATAAAAGACACTCAAGTTATATTTTATCCAGACCCAAAAGGTAGGTTTAAGGTTAGTTGGTTTCCACCAAGTCACATGCAGAATAGGGTGGTTGTGAAAAATGGAATAAAATACCCAGCTAACGAACACATGGGCGCTTTTGGTTGTGATAGCTACGATATATCTGGAACTGTTGATGGAAGAGGCTCTAACGGGTCATTACACGGTTTAACAAAGTTTAGTATGGAAGACTGTCCACCTAACCATATGTTTTTAGAATATGTAGCTAGACCACAAACAGCAGAGATGTTTTTCGAAGACGTTTTAATGGCGGTTGTTTTTTACGGTATGCCGATATTGGCGGAAAATAACAAGCCTAGATTGTTGTATCATTTAAGAAGAAGAGGTTATAGAGGTTATAGTATGAATAGACCTGATAAGTTGTGGAATAAGTTATCTGTAACAGAAAAAGAAATAGGTGGGATACCTAATACTAGTGAAGATATAAAACAGGCCCACGCTGCCGCAATTGAAATGTATATACAGCAATATGTCGGACATTTAGGTGACGGAAATTATGGTAACATATATTTCAATAGAACTTTAAACGATTGGGGTAGATTTGATATAACAAAAAGAACTAAGTTTGACGCTACTATAAGTAGTGGATTAGCTATTATGGCGTGTAATAGACATTTATATAGACCTAATGCTAAAGTTGAGAAACCAGAATTAAACATAAACATCGCTAAGTATAATAACAACGGTGGTGTTTCAAGAATAATAAAGAATTAATATGAGGCAATTTCCAAGTCAAGTAGTTAGTGATGCAGAGAAAATAAGCTATGAGTACGGGCTCAAAGTAGCACGAGCTATAGAGGGTGAGTGGTTTGATAAAGATAACTATTCTAATAGATATATACACAATAGAAATAATTTTAGAAACTTAAGATTATATGCTAGAGGAGAACAACCGATACAAAAATATAAAAACGAACTATCTATAAATGGAGATTTATCTTATCTTAACTTAGATTGGAAACCAGTACCTATTATACCTAAGTTTGTAGATATTGTTGTTAATGGTATCGCAGAGAGAATGTATGATGTCAAAGTGTTTTCACAAGATCCTTTTGGTGTGAGTAAAAGAACTGAGTACATGAACAAAGTCATGGAAGACATGCGTGGTAGAGACATGAAACTGTTTATTCAAGAAAAATTTGGAATGAATTTGTTTAATAAAAGTCCTGATTTATTACCAGATTCTCAAGAAGAGCTTGACTTACACATGCAACTTAATTATAAACAAGCAGTAGAAATAGCTGAAGAGCAGGCTATAAATACTTTATTAAAAGGTAATAGATACAATCTTATTAAAAAACAGTTTTATACTGATTTAACAGTTTTAGGTATTGGTTGTGTAAAAACCTCTTTTAATACTTCAGAAGGTGTTGTTATAGATTATGTTGATCCTGAAAAACTTGTATATTCACACACTGAATCTCCTTATTTTGAAGACGTTTATTACGTTGGTGAAATTAAAACAATACCTGTAAATGAGTTAATTAAACAATTTCCACAATTAACTCAAGAAGATTTAAAAGAAATAACTGAATACAATAATCAAAATCACGGTAAATACAACGAAAGACAATATAGAGAAGGTGAAAACGATAAAAATAAAGTAAAAATTCTTTACTTTAATTATAAAACCTACATGAGTGAGGTTTATAAGATAAAAGAGACGGCTACAGGGGCAGAAAAATCAATTGAAAAAGACGATACTTTTAACCCTGAAGAAAGTCAAAACTTTACAAGAGAAGGTAGAAAAATAGAATGTCTATACGACGGTGCTTTAGTTTTAGGAACTAAAAAACTACTTAAATGGGAAATGGCTAGAAATATGATGAGGCCAAAAAGTGATTATAGTAAAGTAAAAATGAACTATGCAATTTGCGCTCCTAAGATGTACGAAGGAAGAATAGAAAGTTTAGTTGGTAGAATTACTGGTTTTGCTGATATGATTCAAATAACCCATTTAAAGTTACAGCAAGTAATGTCTCGTATGGTTCCAGATGGTGTTTATTTAGATGCTGATGGTCTTGCTGAAGTAGATCTTGGAAACGGAACAACTTACAATCCACAAGAGGCTTTAAACATGTTTTTTCAAACTGGTAGTGTTATAGGTAGATCATATACATCAGAGGGCGATATGAATCCTGGAAAAATACCTATCCAAGAAATACAGTCAGGAAACGGAGGGGCTAAATTACAGTCACTTGTAAGTAACTATAATTATTATCTACAGATGATAAGAGATACAACAGGTTTAAACGAAGCTAGAGACGCTGCGAAACCAGACGAAAGAGCCTTAGTAGGAGTTCAAAAAATGGCCGCTGCTAATTCTAATACTGCAACAAGACATATATTAAACGGAGGTTTGTTTTTAACAGAGGAAGTTTGTGAAGCTTTATCACTTAGAATATCTGATATTATAGAATACTCACCTACAAGAGATGCTTTTATCCAAAAAGTAGGTGCTCATAACGTTGCTACTTTACAAGAAATGACTATGTTGCATCTTTATGATTTTGGTATTTTTATCGAATTAGCTCCGGATGAAGAAGAAAAAGCTATATTAGAAAACAATATTCAAGTGGCATTAGGACAACAAACTATAGAACTTGAGGATGCTATAGATTTAAGAGACGTTAAAAACGTAAAACTAGCAAATCAACTTTTAAAAATAAAAAGAAGAAAGAAAATACAAAGAGACCAGCAAATTCAACAAGAAAACATGCAGGCTCAAGCACAGGCCAACGCTCAACAAACTAAAGCCTCTGCTGAGGCAGAAGTTCAAAAACAACAATCTTTAGCACAGACTACAATTGCTATAGAGCAAGCTAAAAATAATTTTGAAATTCAAAAATTATACGAAGAAGCTGAAATTAAAAAGATGTTAATGGAACAAGAGTTTCAGTATAATATGCAGCTTCAAGGTATAGAATCAGAAGGACAAAAATCAAAAGAAACAGAAAAAGAAGATCGTAAAGACAAAAGAACAAAACTACAAGCAACCCAACAAAGTGAGTTGATTGATCAAAGACAAAAAGGCACGCCACCTAAAAACTTCGAGTCGTCAGGTAATGACGTTATAGGAAGTGAATCTGTTGGCGACATGTCTCAATTTGGTCCTAGATAAAAAGAATTATTAACTATTATTATATTATATTATGGCAAAAAAGAAAAAAGAAGAGGTAGTTGAAAAGACTGCTGAAGAAACAAAAGTAAACGAACCTAAAGGAAAAGAAACAAAAGGTGATGTTACTAAGGTTCAAGAAAAAATGAAAAAACCAACTGAAACTTTAGAACAAACTATAACTAAAGTTGATTTAAGTAAAAAACCAGAAGAAGAAACTAATGAAACCAAAGAAGAAGTTACAATCGATAATACTGACGACGGAGGAGTGGTTGAACTCGTTGAAGACACCCCTACCCCACAAAAACAAGAAGAAGTACAACCGGAAGTTGAAGCACAAGAAATCCCAGTTGTAGAAGAAATAACCACAGAAGAAGTAAAAGAACAAGCTGAAGATTTAGCTGTTAAAACTGAAGAAGCTATAACAGAGTCTATAGAAACCGGAAAACCACTACCTGAAAATGTAGAAAAGTTATTAAACTTTATGGAAGAAACAGGTGGTGACTTACAAGATTACGTTAGGTTAAATCAAGATTATTCTGACATGGATAACCAAACCTTGTTACAAGAATATTACAAACAAACAAAACCTCATTTAACACAAGATGAGATAGACTTTGTTATGGAAGATCAATTTTCTTATGATGAAGAACTAGAAGAAGATAATGATGTTAAAAGAAAAAAATTAGCTATGAAGGAGCAGGTTGCTCAAGCAAAGCAACACTTGGAAAGTGTAAAATCCAAATATTATGAAGATATTAAAATGGGGTCAAAGTTGACTAAAGAACAACAAGATGCTATTAATTTCTTCAATCAATACAACGAGGAATCAGATAGAAATCAAGAAATGTCAAAGATTTTTAGAGCTAAAACAAATAGTGTTTTCAATGATAAATTCAAAGGTTTTGAATACAGTGTTGGAGACAAAAAGTTTAGATTTAATATTAAAGACATTGATGGGGTAAAAACAAAGCAAACTGATATTAATAACTTTATAGGAAAGTTTCTGAATGAAGATAATACAATGAAAGATGCGGCGGGATACCACAAAGGGCTTTTTACAGCTATGAATCCAGATCAAGTTGCTAATCATTTTTATGAGCAAGGCAAAACTGACGCTTTAAAAGAAAGTATTGCTAAGTCTAAAAATGTTAGTATGGATCCTAGAGAAACACACGTTGATAACGTGAATACTAGTGGGTTTAAAGCTAGAGTCTTAAATGATGATGGACCTGATTTTAAGTTTCAAATTAAAAACAAAAATAAATAACAAATTTAAAATTAAAAAATTATGGCAATTACAAATGGACCTTCGTTAAATAGCGTTCCTGCTTCACAGCAACAAGCGTTATCTACGAATTACCTTGATTTTACTGGAGGTAACAACGATTGGTCACAACAATATTTACCAGATCTAATGGAGAAAGAAGCTGAGGTTTTCGGACCGAGAACTATTTCAGGTTTCTTATCACAAGTTGGAGCTGAAGAACCGATGAGCGCTGACCAAGTAGTTTGGTCTGAGCAAGGTCGTTTACACTTATCTTACAAAGGTAAGTTTACTGATACTACTTCATTTTTAGTACAGCAAGATATAGATGGTGCAATTCAAACTGCAGCTGGTATATCTAACGGTTTAACTGGTGTTAAACATGGTATTAGAGTTAATGACACTGTTGTTGTAGCTGATGCTACTAACGGCGTTGTTAAATGTTTAGTTACTGCTGTGTCAACGGATGATATTACTTTAGCTCCTTATGGTGCTACTGCTGTTACTGGTACAACAGGTAACTACGAATCTACTATATTAGTTTATGGTTCTGAGTTTGGTAAAGGAACTAGTTATCATGACGCTTCTGCGGCTGATACTGATAATAGAGGTGCTAATGAACCAGAATTCAAATCATTTACTAACAAACCTATTATAATCAAAGATTACTATAACGTATCAGGTTCTGATACTGCTAGAATCGGTTGGGTTGAAGTTGCTGGAGAAATGGGTCAATCAGGTTACTTATGGTACTTAAAAGCTGAAGCTGATACAAGAGCTAGGTTTACTGATTACTTAGAAATGGCTATGTTAGAAGGTGAAACTGGTTTAGACGCTACCGCTTCTACTGGTGCTGACGTTTTAATCAACGGTAACGGTAACTCATTTGGTACTGAAGGTTTATTCGCTGCTATTGAGTCAAGAGGTAACTTAACTTCTGGTGTTACAGGTGTTAACGCTGCTACTGATTTAGCAGAGTTTGATGCTATTTTAGCTGAGTTTGATTCTCAAGGTGCTATTGAGGAAAACATGATGTTTGTTAATAGAGCTACGTCTCTAGCGATGGACGACATGTTAGCTTCTATGAATTCTTATGGGGCTGGTGGTACT